TGTAGCGCTTCCATCTGCTCCAATCATGTAAACCGATTCAGAGTAGATAAGATTCTTTAGATATTCAAACTGCCCTTCGGTTAAGTAGTCAGTGCGTATGCGCATCATCTTCTCAACAAATGGGCTGCGCTCGGTCAATCCTCTATCATAAGTGTTAAATCCGAATGCTTCGCCTGCATCGGCTGTGCCATAGTTACCTACTACCTTTCTATATCTTTTGCGCTCCACTGAGTAAGATTCCTCAGAGCGTTTAGTAAAGTTGAAGTAATCCCATCCACCTCTGCTGTTGGTCCAACCTAATCTAATCTTCTCAAATCTGCATTCGTCTGCTGCCTTGAATACTGCTATTGATCGTGCACATGGATTTCCACCTGCATTTCTAAAGTTCAATAGATAGTGATTCCAATCTGCATCTAAACCAAATGCATCCTCTATGTTAGCAGGTAGTAGTGGTAAATGGTTAATAGTTCCTGCTGCTATAGTGCAGGTAATAAAGTTACTTTGTACTGGAGCACCTGATGCATCAAACTGTTGTATTGTTACTTCTGTTATAGCGTTACCGGTTAAGGCTGTGCCGTTATCAGCAGGTACAGTTAGTACTCCGTAATCATCATTAAAGCCTGTTATGCCAATCGTGTTAGCGCCTAAGCTGTACTTAGTCAATACGTCATCCATTGCGTAGGTGCTTCTAACTAAATCACTCATGATGTAGCTTGTTGCTGAGCTTAATGCAAAGTGTGTAGCAGGATTAGGATTAAAGCCATCACTAATCTGAAACGCTGCATTGATTAAAGCGCTGCCATCTAATGGATATTCAGTAGCCTGCACAGTGAACACACCAAGCACCTCATAACCTTCTTGAATGATTGTGCTAATGCCTAATATATTGCGTGATGTAGCTGCATCTTGCACTGTTGTGGATGCAAATAATGAAGGCACAGAATCAGTGCTATTCACTCCTAAATCCATTGCCTGAGCCACTACAGGATTAAGGTCAAACACTAAAGCGCCATTGATATTAGGCTGCACGTAAAAGATATTGGTAGTAGTGCCGTTGCTCACACTTACTACATAGCGAAAGCCAGGCTGTCCTATGTTTGAAGATGTAGCCACCACGATAAGCTTCTGCTTAAGCGCAGTAAAGACGTATGGCTGCTGATGTATTGTAATTGCCATTATGCAGGTTTAATATTAGTTAGTTTTCTTGTTTGATTTAAGATGTAGATATACACCGCATCCCCCATTGCCTCGTTAAATTGAGCAGCGTAATCAGGTAGTGTCTCAAGATATGCATCTCTCCAATAGTAAAGCGGAGCAATACCTTTCTTTTCAATGCTTTTCGCCATAGCATTAGCCACTCTTAAGCGCTGTGCTTCGTCTCTATTGACTGCACTCTTAGCGAACTTAGTTCTGCGCCCTGTCTCACCTATGCTGCGTAACTTAATCTTCTTTAGATTCATCCAATTAAGAATAGCATCTACAGGAGGCTTGGCTGCTCCTGCTGCGAAGCGTGTATCTATTCCTTTGTAATTGCTTTCTTTACCCTGCCTACCATATTCCACCCACTTAGCGTAGTCAGCTGATGAGTTGAAAGCTATAGATGGAGTAGCATTGGTTACATCTACATCATAGTAGAGCGAAGCTGCAAGCGTTCCTGTAGTGTTGGCTCTGCGCTTCTTTCCGTATCTCGTCTGCTGAATGCGAATGTTTGAGCGTGCACGATCTGTAACGGTCTCACCGAAATCTAAAAGCACATCGTATAGCGCTCCCTGTTCAAACAGCTCAGCAAGTATGCTCATTCTTTCTCAGCTTCCTCTTTTATCTTGTTGAAAAACTGAATCAATGGTAAGCCAAACTTTGTAGGCATCTCTTGAATGAAAGCATCTAACTGCTTTAAGTGTTCTTCGGTTAAGTTCATATTAGAAAGATAAAATTGTTACACCTATCGCGTTTGCTACGCATTGTTCCACCCACGAATTGTCTTCACCCCACGCTGCGAATTCTTGTTCGGTCAAAGTGTAGTTACCATTCGAAAGCACTGTGCCTTCGTCGGTCTTTAACTCATAGTAGGTAGTGCAAGTTGTTGCTGATGTTTCAAAGTTGAGAATGAGAACACTCATCTCTGTTGCTGTTCCTGCGTTTAGCGGGAATGTGATTGGTTGAATTTTAGCCATTGTATTTATATTTATTATTATACTGAAGTTATTGTTTCCCACGCTGATGCGCCTCTTACGCAAAGTTTATTCAGAGTTGTATCGTAAACCACAAGACCTACCGCAGGTGAAGCAATAGCGTTCTTTTGCGTTGTTGTCATTCGCGGAGGAAGGAAGCCACGAGTTGTACTTGTTATATCAAGCATTGCTGAAGCATTTGGTCCGTATGTACCAATACCTAATTGACCATTTATAACACCTCCTCCGCTATGTTCAAAATATCCTGTTTTTAACACACGGAATCTCATAACTGCACCAACTTGTAAATTCATTAATTCTGACACACTATTACTCGCCGTATCAGTTATATTTAATTTAAACGCTATTGGTGTTCCTGTTGTGTTCCATGTTTGAGAAATATCCAAAGCACTTGTAGCGGTGCTTCCTGTCAGCGTTGCAGGTGTTATTGTAGTTGTACCACTCACCCTAGCCGTCCCATTCACATCCAACCTAAACCCTGCATCCGTAAACGTGCCTCCGTTTTGGAGTAGAAGATTCCCTGTTGACTGAAACATAGTCATGTATGAAACAGAACTCGCTCCTCTTACGGTTAAATTTTGACCATTTGTCTGAATAAAATTTAATCGACCAGTATCTGTAAAAATTGTTGAACTTGCTCTTATGCTACCTGTTACATCAATTTCAACACCTGGTGTTCTTTTTATTCCTAAATAACCATTCGTATTATCCCAAATAAAATTAGTTCCAAATCTAACACCTCCGTTCACGTCTAATCGATACCCTGCGTCTGTAAACGTGCCTCCGTTTTGGAGTAGAAGATTCCCTGTTGTTGCAAAGAATTGTGCGTATTGTGAAGTGCTTCCAACAAAGAATTTTAATGGCGCTGAAGATGATACTGTTTTCAGTTGTGTTTCTGCCGATGATGCAAATAAAACATCAACATCTCCTCTTTTTAAGTACAGTTGATTCGTGAAATTGATAGAGGCATTGCCTACTAAATTAATCCAATTATTTTTAACACCTGTAAAAGCACCATTTGTAAAAGTTGGATTAATATCTAAACCTACAAGTGTGTCACCATTCGCAGCAGCAACAAGAGTAGGTTGTAAAAAATTACCTCTTGCAATTGCACCACTCGCTGTAATGCTACCGACCGAATGAATTATAGCGGTAGGAGTAGCCGTACCAACCCCCAACCTATTATTAGTGTCATCCCAAAATAGATTAGCGTTGTCCTGCGCTATCGTTGTGCCGTTGCTGAATAGAACGCTTCCGTTTGTTAGCGAAGGAAGGTTAAATGTGCCTACGCTGAAAGTTCTATTGGCACTTAAGTCTTGCGTTGTTCCGTTGATTGTGATAGTGCGAGTCTCAGGTACTAAGCCTGCAATAGATGGAATGGTAGGCTTGTTTAGAATCTGAGCATCTCCACTAACTGCATTCCAATCTGCATTAACATTCACCTCTGCTCCTGCTTGGATGCCTGCGAGCTTGCTCTTTTCTGCTGTTGTATAATCTTCAGTAGAAAGCCCTTTGCCTGCTATCTTATCTACCTTATCAGATTGAAGAGCTGCTATATCGTCTACTATAGAAATGATAGTAGCGCAATCAGGTAAGGTCTCGCAGGTGAGGCCTACATTATCTACAATAGCATACCACCCCTTTACTCCACTGCTATTAGTACCATAGTAATAAGAGTTACCTGGTGTCTCTTCGTCATTGAGCAAGCTAACAAAAGCACCGTTCTGATCTAATGACTCAATAAACTGAAGCGCTCCCCATCCATCACTTCCTGAATCAGTTGGAGTGTTATAGTTCCAGCTTGCAGGAATAGAGCATGCGCTCCAATCGTAATCTAACTGCAGTTCAATAGTACCTGTTACACCTGTTAATGTGTGAGTGTATTGCTCAACGAATGGCTCAGAGTTTACAGGGCGAGTAAGTACCACATCAGAGCCGAACATATTGCCCAAGTAAATCTCATTGATTAAATCCTGAAAGATTAATGAGCAGTCAGTAATAGACTCAGCCTGATAGCCTGTCTTATCTTCTTTATCTCTCGGAAGGTCACTAATGAATATCTCAAACTGAAATGAACGTGTACCAGGTGAATAGTTAATAGCGCGAGGCTTAACGTGCAGCCATGGCCACTCAGCTTCTTTCTCTAAATCGGCTTGGCTAATCTCTCCATGCGTAAACCTTCTCAGTTGGAAATGCCCTGCTGCGAACTGTCTAAACCTATCTACAATGACGTTATAAGTATAATTGATTGTGCTCATATCCTATAGTGGAAATTAAGTTAGCTTTTGTTGCATGCTGTTAGCGTAGTCCATAGCATAGGTTAAATGTGTGAATATTGTTGAAGCTCTTGTCTTGGTTATGGCATCGAACTTAGTTACATCTCTCTCTGCCATCTCTTCTATCACATGCCACCATTGATAGACTGAAGCTAATGTTTCACCTCGTCTGCTAACTGACTGATCTCCCTCTTCAGCCTCTCCAGCTCCTGCTCTAAATATGCGGGTGTATTGTTCACTAAATCGTTTTTGAGTGTCGAAAAAAAAAGCAGCGCAGCATTCACATTGGCTAAGTTTAGCTTCCTCATTTGAGGCGCATATTTAAGGTGTACATCACTATCGTACTCCTCTATTTTATACTGCTGATTAATCTCAGCAGTAACTGGCCTGTAAAGAATACACATTAGCTCAGGTAATTGGTGAGGGAAGTTCTTACTAAGCTCAGATAAATCTAACCACTCTCCAAACGTCATGCTCTTAAGGTTAGGATGAAAGCCAAACTTAATACCATCTATCTCTATAAACTTCTGAAATACCTTCTCATCATTCTTTAATCCATTGGCATAAGCTGTCACAATTTTTTCAATTTGTGTGACATCAATCTTACGTATATCATCTCGCTTTAGCCCTGTGATGGCTTGTATCTGTGAGATAGTATCTTCACCCGCAGCCATAAAGTCTACGTAAGTGCCGAGCGTTTGGTCACTGTACTTAGTGCTTATTATTTTGTCGCTCATAATTGGTGAAAGAATTTAGCAATTAGGTACATCATTACCCAGCCTAACAAAAAGCCAAATGCGAAAACTTTGTACAATGTCTTTTTCATATGTTAGTGCCGTCTATGGTTATGTTAATGCTTTTTATCTCAGTGCTTAGCTCTTGCCTTTCGATATACCCTCTCTGCTTACCTTGAGTCTTTAGGTAGAAGATTACTGCTGATGTGTTAGGTGCATCCTTAATAGTTACTACCTCACCATCATGAGTTAATGCCTGGCGCTCTGCTCCCTCCATCAGCTTGCGTAACTGCTCCTCTGCAAAGTCAAGTGCTACGTTTTTGAGTGAGTCTACTGCTGCCTTATATTCAGGATCATCATTCATCCAATCATAATGAGTCTGCCTATGTATTCCGATATCCTCAGCTGACTTAGTTACGTTGCCTAAGTTCTTTGTAAGTGCCTCATACATAGCAGCTTTTTTTATGGTAAGACTTTGTAAGTTCTCCTCACTCATGCTAACTTATTCTTAAAGTGTGTTATTAACTGCTCCATCTTAGAGTCATAGTATTTAGCAAATGTAGTAAATCCCTCTGAATCAGCTTCATAAACTCTAAACATTATACCTCTTAGTCTCTGAGATGGCTTTTTAAGTGTATCTTCTAACTCTGATTTAAGTGATTCTACAGCATCTAACTCCTCACGTCTAAAGCTCTCATCTTTAAATGCAAGATATCCGAACTGATTGGCTGTGCCAAATAGCTCAGCTGCTTGTGCCGGTGAGAGTTCGTTAGTGCCAAAGGTAAGCTTTAAAGTTTTATCTTTTCTTGTGCCTACTGATTCAAGTTGTGCTGGTATTAATATCATCTGTGTAGTTCATACATGTTAATACCGTAATCCTGCATAGTATCTGTTAAAAGCTCTAACACCTCTTTTACTATAACTTTTTTGTCATCAGTAATTTCATCATATTTAAACTTAGATAGTAGCTGAGTCTCAAACTCATTTAAGCACAATACTAAATCTAAAGCTTTAGTACATCTAAGATGTGCAGCTATATCTTCAGGTGTGTCTAATTCAAATGTTAAAGTTGCTTTCATATCTCCTTTGTTTATTAGTTACGATCCACAATATAGGCAGCCTTCATCCTCTCCACCCTCTCCTGCATTTAAGATTCTTTCGCACTCCTTATCTACTTGTGCCTCACTCCAGTTAGGATTAAACATCTTTACTTGAGCCTTCAAAAAGTTATAGTTATTGTCACTCATTTATATCAATCTTTATTAGTTATAACTATTAGTGTAATTAGCTTTTAGCTTTAGTTAAGCTATTAACTTTAGCTATTAACTCTATGCTTAGAGCTTAGATTCTGAGCTAAATGAGAGATAGAAGTATCCAAGCAAAAAGATTTCTCTTTCTGTTGGGCTCTCATCTAAATGACTGTCTCTCTGCTTGTCGCTTGAGTTCTTCGCCATTATGAATTAGTGTGATCAGCAATGTCCACTAACCTGGTATCTATCTTTTAGAGAGATTGCCCTCCCTAAGTAACCTGAGGCTTATACCTTCGCCATACCTCTGAGCTTTGTTACTATCCCGCAGTAGCTCGTTTCATTCTTTATGCTGCCGTTAATCGATTCCGCACATAAAAAATATAGCCCCCAATGCGCATGTGTGAGACGCAAAGGAGGCGTATAACCCTTAAAACCTAAAATCTAATCTTACAGTAATTTCACACATAGCACAAATATATTTCAAGTTGGTTAAAATTAGTAACCATGTTGAAAACTATTTAGGCTGTTTAAATCTGAGCACTGTAATGTATATCCAAAAAGGCAGCCATACAAGCCCTGTAAATGCTATGCCTACATAAGCATACCAATGGTAAGAAGATAAGTGCCTCTGATGTCTGTAAATGTTAGTGCTGAGGATTGCAAAGTGCAGTAGGAAGCCTACTAAGTAGATTGTTAATAGTGTCATAGTTTTTTTCTTTT